GCGGGGGACCCTGGAGTTATGGCCGGGGTACGGGGCAGGAAACCCGCGATTCTTTGTTAGTGGGAGGTTCACCCGCTTAGTGAACTGCGGTGAACTGGTTAACCCCTTGAATTCATTGGGTGAACTGGACGGATCAACATGACGTACCTTACGAAATCGGAATTCGCCGCCCGGCACGGATGGTCGAAATCCTACGTTTCGAAACTGGCTAAACAGGATCGCCTGGTACTGGCCGCCGACGGCAGGGTCGATGTGGAAGCCACCGAGGCGCTGCTTGCTGAGTCAGCCGACCCGAGCAAGGCGGCCGTTGCGGCTCGGCATGAAGAGAGCCGCATCGAGCGCGATGTCCGAAGCCAGCTCAAACCTGGCGGCGATACACCTGCGGTGCAGCCATCAGATCCCGTGCCGGGTACCGGGCACAACTTCCAGCGCTCGAAGGCGCATCGTGAGTTCTACCTTGCGCAGCTGGCCGAGGCCGAGTTTCACAAGGTCCAGGGCAACCTGGTCGAGCGGCTGGCGGTCGAGGACGCCGCGTTCGCTGCTGGGCGGATGCTCCGTGATCAGTTCTTCGGCATTGCGCCGCAGCTCGCCGCCGAACTCGCGGGCATGAGCGATCCCTGGGAGATCGAGAAACACCTTGCCGGCGTCTTCCGCCGCATATTCACCGAGGCCGGCAAGATGAACAGCGCCGACCTTGAACGAGCCATCACACAGAGCTAAGCCTATGCCCACCGGATACGCAGACGGTGCCGAGGTGTACCGCGAAGCGTATTGCCGAGGGCTGATGCCCGACCCCGAACTGTGGGTCGATGAGTGGTCGGATGAATACATGCGGATCCCGCGTGATACCGGTGCCGCTGAGCCTGGCAAGTACCGCACCGAGCGTACGCCGTATGCCCGTGAACCCATGCGCTGCCTGTCGCCTGCTCACCCGTGCAAGCGGGTAATCACCATGGTGGCCTCGCAGTTGATGAAAACGCAGATTGCCCTGAACTGGATCGGGGCGTTGATCCACATGGCCCCGTCCAACATCCTGACCCTGTTACCCAGCCTGGGATTGGCGAAGCGGGTGTCATCGCGGATTGGCAAGACCATCGCCGCGACGCCCGAGCTGAATGCGCGCGTGGCTGCATCCCGCTCACGAGATGCGCGTAATACCATGGACACCAAAGAGTTCGAGGGTGGCACGCTCTACGCCACCACGGCTGGCTCGGCCGCCAACCTTGCCGAACTGTCGGCGCGGTATGTCTACGGCGACGAGATCGATCGTTGGGATGTTGACGTCGACCAGGAGGGCGACCCCATCAAGCTGGCCGAGGCGCGCGGGAGTACCTTCGGGCGCAACGCCAAGTTCTATTTCTCCAGCTCGCCCACCATCAAGGGAGCGTCGCGGATCGCAGACCTCTTCGAGATGAGCGATCAGCGGTACTACTACGTGCCGTGTCCGAGCTGCGGGCACATGCAGACGCTGCAATGGGAGCGTCTGCTGTACTCGGCTGACTTCGACACCGTGCACTACCAGTGCGCCGGGCCTGAATGCGACGTGCTGATCGAGGAGCACCACAAGGGCGAGATGCTGGCCAGCGGGGAATGGCGCGCACACTCGCAAGGCGACGGCGAAACGGTGGGTTTCCACCTCAACGCGCTGTATGCCCCACTGGGCTGGCATTCCTGGGCCATGCTTGCCCGCGAGTTCGAGGACGCCAAGCGTGCTCAGGATCGCGGTGAGCTGGAGCCGATGCAGGTGTTTTACAACACCCGCCTTGCCGAGGTCTGGAACAGCGCAATCGAGCAGACCAAGGCCGAAGTGCTGCAGGCCCGCGCGCTGCAGGAAGACTATGTCCTCGGCACTCTGCCCGTGGGTGTGCTTGTCTTAACGGCCTCGGTCGACGTTCAGGCCAACCGCCTGGAGTTGATGATCATGGGGTGGGGCGCTGGCATGGAACGCTGGGTGGTCGATCACCTGGTGATTCCCGGCGACCCAGCGGACGAACGCATCTGGGCGCTGCTGGATGAGCGCCTCAAGGTCCGTTATCGCCACCCCTCCGGTGTCAGCCTGGCCATCCTCGCCACGGGTATCGACTCTGGCGGTCATCACACTCACGAGGTCTACCAATTCACTCGCGTGCGTCGCTGGCGGAACGTGTTCGCACTCAAGGGCGCAAGCAAACCAGGCCGCCCAGTGATCGCCCAGCGCCCGTCGCAGGTGGACGTCACCTGGAGGGGCCAGACCGAGCGCAACGGTGCAGAGCTTTGGATCGTCGGTACCGACACGGCCAAGGACTGGATCTACAACCGCTACAGCTTCGAGACGGGGCCTGGTGCTTTGCACTTCGCAAAGGATCTGCCTGATGAGTTCTTTCAGCAGTGTGTGGCCGAACGCAAGATCGCCCGCTACGTGAAGGGCTACAAACGGATCGAGTGGGTCAAGGGCAAGGCCGACCGCAACGAAGCGCTCGACCTGATGGTTTACAACCTGGCCATGGCCAACTTCCTCGGTCTGCACCGGTACGGCGAACAGGACTGGGACAAGCTGCGGCAGGCGCTCGCGCAGGCCAACTTGTTCGATCAGGGCGAACCCCAGCCAGTCCGGCCCCAGGCCAGCGATATGGACACCGACGACCAGGCAGAAGAGGTCGCTTCGCCACCCTCTGTCTCTGCCCCAATCAAACGCAACGATCCGCCACCGCCGCCGGCTCCCCGAGCCGCGCCTCAATCTACGCATCGCCGCAGCTCTAGCAGCGGCTACCTGAAGAGACGCTGATATGGCTTACAACAAAGCACACCTCGACGCCGTCGAGCGGGCGATTGCGCGTGGCGAGCGCGTTGTTCGCTACAGCGACCGCACCGTCGAATATCGAACGGTTGATGAACTGATCAAAGCCCGTGATCTGATCCGCACGGAGCTGGCCCAAGCCGCTGGCCCGCGCTCCCGCGTGGTTCGCCTCTACCATGGGGGTAAGGGGCTGTGACCGGTCGCTATATCCCCACGCGCTCTGGCCTGCTGGTGCCTGAGCGAATCAAGGCCAGCTACGAGGGTGCCGCCGAAGGTCGGCGTTCTTCTGGCTGGGACGCCCCGGACACGGGGCCAAACAGCCTGATCATGCCGGCCCTGCGCAATCTGCGTTCGCGTTCTCGGGCCGCTGTGCGCAATGACCCGTATGCGGCGAACGTGATCGACAAGCGGGTCAGCAATCTGATCGGCACAGGCATCACGCCGCAGCCGCGCTTGCTCGACAAGGCGTTGCGCAAGGCCATGCAGGTGCTTTGGGAGGACTGGGTAGACGAGTCGGATGCGGATGAACGCACTGACTTCTATGGCCAGCAGGCGCTGGTGGCGCGGACGGTTGAGCAGTCAGGCGAGTGCTTTGTACGCATGAGGCCTCGACGGCTTGAGGACGGGCTGGCGGTGCCGCTGCAGCTGCAGTGCCTCGCCCCCGAGTTTGTGCCGCACGACAAGTTCGAGGTCACCCGCACCGGCAATGTGATCCGCGCGGGTATCGAATTCAACAGCATCGGGCGCCGGGTGGCCTACTGGTGCTACCGCAACCACCCCAGCGACAAGGCATCGCTCAATGCTGGCTACAACCCCGTGGTGCGGGTTCCGGCAGAGCAGATGCTGCACATCTTCGAGCCCCTCGAACCTGGCCAATTGCGTGGCGTGCCCAGGCTGGCGCCGATCCTGAAACGCCTGCGCAGCCTGGATAACTACGACGATGCGGTGCTGTTCCGCCAGGAGGTTGCCAACCTGTTCGCAGGCTTCGTTCGTAAGCCTGCCCCGGACGGGCCAGGGCATCCACCCATGGACATGCTCACCGGTGCGCCGGTGACCCACGATCGCGATGCGTTTACGCCGATGGTGGCGCTTGAGCCCGGCACGATGCAGGAGCTGGGTCCAGGTGAGCAGGTCGAGTTCTCCGACCCGCCTGACGGCGGCAATAACTACCCCGATTTCATGCGGCAGCAATTGATGGCCGCCGCCGCCGGGGCTGGCCTGCCATACGAGCTGATGACGGGTGATATGCGCGGTGTTAACGACCGGGTGATCAGGGTGGTGCTGAACGAGTTCCGGCGCCGTCTGGAGCAGCTGCAGTTCTCTGTTTACGTCCACCAGCTTTGCCGGCCCGTACGCGCGGCATGGATGGATATGGCAGTGCTTGCCGGAGCATTGGACCTGGTTGACTACACCCAGCGCCGCCGCGAGTACCTGCGTACCCGATGGGTGCCGCAAGGCTGGGCTTACATCCAGCCGGTGCAGGACGTGCAGGCACGCATGCTTGAGGTTAAGGCAGGTTTTGCCTCGCGCAGCGAGATGTGCCTGCGTTCGGGTACCGACTCGGAAATCGTGGACGTAGAGAT